TTCTGCTGTTTTTACCGCATCTTCAGGGGCATATGATTTTATGCATTTATCGCATTTACAAACGGCCCCCATATCATTTAATTCATGGCTAAGTTTGACTAGCCGATCCATATTAGATTGACTAATAGATTTACCCGATTTATGTAAATCAAGAATATCCTGTGTTTTATCTAATACTTCGATAACCTGTTCTTCTGTAAACTCTTTTTTAATATTTTTTTCTCCATCAGTATTAGGCTGTTTTCCTTTTTCTAAACCATCTTTATTTTCTTTACCCTTTCCTAACCCATTGATTTTTGCAGCTTTATTTGTTGGTAATCCAAACATTTGTTTTTCATCATCTTCATCAACTGCTGGGACAAACTCTATTTTTACTTCCGAAATGGTTCCCAATGTAATAACTCCTTGGTCGTCCATTGTATATTCAACTTTATATAAATCTGTATCCCCATCTCCATCAATATCACCACCAATAATTACAAAATCTGGATATGTCTTTTTTATCCAAAAATATCCGCAATTAAATGGGGTTGTAATTTGGGAATGTAATGCCCCGTCTAACCGATTTTTAATTTCTTCAAAAGAAAAGGCCTTAGCGAAATCTTTACTCGCCAAGGCTTTGTGAAAATCTTCTGAAATTGTTTTGTTTATATCGTCCATAATATTCTCCTTTGTTTTAAATTTACGCTGTTCCGTTGCCCCATCTGCTTTAATGACATCAAACGTGGCCGTGGGGCAGCATGGTAAGTCAACTAAACTTATTTCTGCTGGTTCAGCTGTGAATCTAGTCGTTCCATCTCCATTCGACCAACGTTTTACATAGCTCCCGCCAATAGAAAAACCAGTCAATACACCTTCTTGAACTTTATTCCAGCTGTCATCATCTACAACTTTAGCGCAAACCTCTATTGCTTTGTTATCGTCATTAAAATTTAGTTCGGTTATTTTCCCAGCAGCTTTATTAGAATGCATTTCTCGTACATTACCTAGCGATTTACCATTTGTTGCCTTTTCGATATCTTGTGACCATTTCTCAAAGTTTGGTTTGGTTGAGTTATAATCCATCACCTCGTCTGACCGGTCTTTTACTTCTTGAGTTGCAATCCCATAGACAAGACGTTTTTCTTCATCTATTTTTGTCATTGGGACAAACATTTTTAGGTTATCCATTACGTCCCTCACTTTTCATCAAATCCACCGTTGTTTTCCACTTCATCTTGTGTTACATAAGTAAACTGTCTATGGCAACGGGGATGTTCTAATATATGGTCTTCTGCATATTTAAGTGTCCATATTTGTCCATTAGCATTTACGCATGGAGAATCATATTCCGTACCATCGCTAACAAGAACGCCCGCAACAACGTTATCCTGTTTACCAACAGCAATCCGTGTCGCGTTTTCCATATATCTATTTTCTACATCTTGTATGGTTTCTGTCCTATCTTTGCTTAATGCATAGCTATCTGATATCGCCTGCCTAATGTCTTGTGGGCTATCTGCATTGGAAATATCTGACTGTATTTTATCTTGCGTTACAGTTTTAATATCCTGTAAAAGAAACTCCTTGCGTTTTGATACGATATTATCTATATCGTTTGATATATCTGATAGCTTAATGCTGCCGCCCATTTTGTTAATATCATTTATTGCGTTCTCGGCCGCTTCTTCAGCTATACCAGTAAGCATTGTATCTACCGCAGGGGCAAATTGAGAAAAGTCGATTCCAGCTAATAATAATAGTAATAATTTTTTCTTGTCTCTTGTGTCATCTGATTTAATGGCATCTGTATTTGCAATCATCTGTTCTCGCAAGTCATTGAATGCCATCTCCAAATCATCATCGTCTGGTGCGAATTTATACATAACAGAAAATATTTCTTTTACATCATCTTCTGTATCCGCTTTTTTGAGTTGTGATGAGATATTTTTTATCATATGGTATGGTAATATATTAGATTTAAACTTTCTGACGCTTGATTTATGTAGCCGTTTTAATGAAAATTTCTCAAACCTTCTTAATTCGCTTTGTGTTGACTTCTGAGACGTTTTATTTTCTCCCACGATAGATTTATCCTTGTTGGATGTATTATCGTCTTGTGCCTCTCCCTGTGAACTCGTTTTTTCTTTTAACTGCTTTAATTTATTCGTAGTATCTAATTGATTCCCACCTTGTGTGTTTCCTACTTCCAATGATTTTACTTGGGCTTCTGTTTTAGCTTTAATGTATTCTTCAGTTAGGAAAATAACATCATTGCCAACTTTTACATAAGGGGGAATTCCATCTTTCATATTGGTAAGGGGCGGCATTCCTCTTCGTGATCGTATTTCGTCTGCCGTGTAGATGCCCATTTGGACAAATTGTGTATCCCGTTCGATAGATAGCTGCGCATCTTCTTTCTTTTCATCAACATATTTGAATTTTAAATGTTTAAAACCCATATCGTGTTGTAAAATATCTGTAAACCATTCAGATAAGAACATTTCCAGCGGGGTAAGCCCGATATCCGTTTGCTGTTGATCTTGCAGCTGCCCCGTCGATCGATTCATAACCATAATAAATGATTGCGGATTTACTCCAAACGCAATAGCAACAATTCTAGCAATCCATTCATCAATTTTTATGTCTATCTCACGATTTTTAGTATTTGTATATGTTCCTTTGGGAAGAAATTTTAGTTTTACTCTTTCTTTTAAATTTCCCGACATTACATCGTTATACAATTCGGAAAATTGTTCAATTTGATCCGGTGTAATATCTGGTTTGTCAAAAGAATAAATTCCCCCATCAGGTGTAGATCCATCTGTGAAATTATCTAGTTGGAATGTATCCCGACGCAATCCAATATTTATTTTTACAAGTATTTTTTCTATTGGGGACATTCCATAGGGTGTCCATGTTCTTGGATATCTTGGCCGATAAGATATTTCATCTCTTGTGAACCCTAATGTGTTAACGTTTTTCGTACTGCTCCCATAAGGATACCCATATATTATTTGTTGGAACGCCGCATACGGCGGTTCAGGAACTCTTCCATAGCTATCTATTAATGGCTTTATAGTTGTCCCATCAACATATTCTAGTGCGTACAATGATCCTTTATACGTTTTCCTCTTATAAATGCATCCTGCGTCGCAAGATAAAATATCATATAAAATGGGCTTTAACCAGTCATTAAACAAATGAACCCCGTCCGGTTTATACCATTTGTCTTTTGCTTCCTGTATCTCATTCGTGCGATTTTCTCTATCGTTTTTATCGTCAGGGACAATATCCCATTCGTCGCCGGTAACCTGATCTATCATCATCTGTATACAAAGTCCAGTTATATCGTGAGCAGATGCAATATTTTTTAATACCTCAAATGGGACAAGGCTTGGTTCTTCCATTCTTGGCGTTATAACTAAGTTTCTTCCTACTCTATATTGCCATGTCCACGGGGCTTGTTTTGTGTTCTGCGGTATTAATGGTGTTCCAGGGGAATATGTCCCGCCATCATTATATGGCGCTTGATTTGCAGTAATATCTGTATTTTGTCTCATAGCCAGTGATTGGGCTTCATCAGCCATACTGGTGGTTCTTGCTATCGCTTGAACCGCTTTTTTTATTTTTTTAGAAAATCCCAAACAATATATCCCCCTTCCCACATAAAATAGGCATAAAAAATAGTCATCCAAAATGACGGATCGTATCTTTCATATTTTTTGATATTATCATCATATCACGTATATTATGGGTTTTGGTACTATACTAAAACATTTTCAACACAAATCATAGCATCCTCTACTAATAGCAATGCGGACAGTTGTTTCTATTATTTTGTTCATCCAGTTAAATAAAGTCTGTCTTGATGGTACAGAATCTACTCCATGTCGATTATAATACCAGTCTGCATAATGGCACTGCACATAATCAATCCAATCTGGTCGCCCCTGCTCGTGAGAAGATATTGCCATTATTTCAGCTTGTCTGCGGAGACTTAAAAATACTTTTTTATTTTCTGTTAGGCTTCTTTCCATTAATTCAATGGCAATAATCCAACTTTTTTGTTTTTCTACATCCAACAATATAAACGCCTTTTGAGCAGTTGGGTTTCCTACATCAGTGCCATGCGGCATACCATCTATATTATTTGCGCTTAAAAAGGACATTGAACTAATAGAATTTGCATATGATTTTTTTAAATCAGATAAATTTAAAATATATTTGAGTGCTTCTTTATTTTGACGCTTAATGTCTGTGATTTGAATCATAAAATCCCTCCTTAAAATACATTGCCAAGTTTCTCATAAATTTTATTTTGATTCTCTTGCTGTTCTTTTTATCCCTATGATCTATTTTATATATACGCCCATTATTTCGCTTTTGTTTATATAACCAGTATCCATCAAAGCCCCATTTATAGCACGTATACATTTTCATTCTGCGTGGTGTTATTTTGTTGATACCGCATAGCCGTCTTTTTATTCCCATTATTATCACTCCCAATTTAGGGCATAAAAATAGCCAACATCGTTAAATGTTGGCTTTATGTGTTATTAGTCATGGGTGAAACCGCATTCCAAAGTATTTTTTTAATTGCCATTGCGCTCTTAGTTGACCACTTCTCGGATTACCACTTGTATGTTTTTGTTTATGAGTGCAAATCCTATGTATAAACCATATCGCATAGAGCAATATAAAAATAAGCATAAATACTCCAAATAATCCGTTATTTATTATATAATATACAGTTCCTGATATAACCAGCATCAATAGTATCGCTAATGTTTTTACTTTCATCATAACACCCTCTATAAATTCATCTTCTTATAAACATTTTCATCTAGTTCTTCTTGTTCTATTCCTATATATATTTTAGTTATTGCCAAACTAGAATGGTTTAGCGCTCGCATAATATAATATGGGTCTACCCCTTGTTTAAACGCCCAGTATCCAAATGTTTTCCGCAACGTGTGTGTCCCAATATTTCCCGTTATCCCCACGAATTCAGCAGCTTCTTTTAATATATGCCATGCCTGACGTGATGTAATAGGTTTTGTTTTATCTTTTTTGCTTGGGAATAATGTCCCCGATATTATTCCTGTTTGTTCTAAATATTCTTTAATTGCCCTTTGACATGTATTAGATAAAAGAAATGACTTTACCTTTTGGGTTTTCTTTTCTCTAACAATTGTTCCTTCTCCTGAAACATCTTCTACTGTTAGCTTCAACAAATCACTAATTCTAAGACCGCTATTTATTCCCAACGTAAATAACAGCCAATCCCTAATGTTATTAATCTTTAAATGGCATTTCATATCATCAATTTGTACTTTGTCTCGTATTGGTTCTACTTTGCATATATTTCCTTTTTTATTCATTATCTTTCACCTCGTATTTAATATCATCTTTTTACTATATTATGATATTAAATACGAGTTTTGTCAATGTTTTTTATCTCTTTTTTCTTTCTTACGTTTCATAAATTCAATATATGCGGTTATTGAATCATCGCCGCTAATCATTTTTCCAAATTCGGTTAAGGCTTCAGGAGCATCATCATGAGCATTTTTCCCATTTACCACGTAAGAGTTAATAGCTACATAAAAATCTGGCCAACGTTTATCCCAGTTAGAAGGTAAAAATATATGTTTCATAACAAAAGATGCGCCAGTTTTAATCCTAGTTTCTTTATTTGTTTGATGCGCCTGCCAACGTATATTAATAGCTCTTGTATGGAATTGTTTCCATATTTCATCCTCTACGTTCCTAGCAAAGCTTTTGCCGCCGTTATTAGATTCTATAAGCGCATCGTTAACATCGTTATCATGCAAAAATTTAGCTGTTTTGGGTTCCGTCTTAACCATTGGTTCTTGTGTAAAATAAATATCAGTTATATATCCTTCTCCTTCTTTCACTACGCCAACGATAGAGCACAGCCAATCTTCCCCCGTATCGGCAGTATCTGTATATGATATCGTCTTTTCTATGCCATCTGGCAATTGGTCATAGGTTAATATTGTTTGAAAAAGCCGGCCTTTTATATCTATTGGTTCTTGATAGTAGTTCGCCCTAAATATATTTGGATCCATATTATCTCGCAGGTCTTCCCAGTCTTCCCGCGGCAAAATACCCGGGCATAACATTTTTTCATTACATTCCACTGGGATAGATAATGTAAGCCATTTTTTAGACATATTAGATGTCATAATTCTTCCACATAAGTCATTGGTATTCCATCTGGTGTGATTAACAATATCTATAGAGCCATCTCCCTCTTTTTCAGATCGAGATAAAAATGTCCCTGTGTACCAATTCCAGATATCATTTAATATCTTGTCGTTATACGATTCTTCTGCCGACTTAATTGGGTCATCAATTATGCTGCAATTGGCTCCCTTGCCGGTAATAGTACCTTCAAGCCCAGTTCCTAAGTAATTAAAAAAACACCCTTCCAGCGCCCACTTCATAAAAGAGCTGTTCCCTTTTTGAAGCATCGTGTCTGGAAAGATGTCGTTATATATAATTTGTGTTGGCAATACTTTTTTCATCATAATGCCGTCTCGAACATATCTGCTCATATCGCTTGCCAAATCCGCGTTGTATGACACCGTGATAATTTTATTATCGTGGTTTTTCCCTAATATCCAATCGCAAAAGTTAACAATTGTTCGGCTTTTACCATGCCTTGGTGGAAGGTTCATCATTAGTCGAGTATAGATAATATCGTCATTTAATGAATCCCAGCCCACATGCTCTCCGTACCAATCGCCGTACCACGCCGGAACCAATTGGTTGTGTACTAAATCCCAAAATGTTTTTTTTGTTAATTTTCTTTCATATAATAGCTGTAGTGTATTACATATAAGCCATAAATGCCATCTATCTGTCTTGTAGAAATCAGGCCCAATTAAGCAACAGTATGCCCATAAGCTTTCTTGTGACTTGCGTATATTAAGTTCTCGCATCATATTAACCATTTTCCCTAGGTCTACATTGTTATTCATCGTTTCACCATCCTTGAATCTCCATCTTAACTTTTACTACATGATAATTCGGCCCGCAGCATCGCAACTTTAAATCTGCACAGGCGCGTTCCTTGGTCTCATAAGTCAACGCCTGTTTCCTTGATGTACATTGCTGATATGGGAACCACCTGAAATCCGTATTATACAAAAACTCTAATTTATCATTCATGATTGCGTACATTATTTGTTCTCCTTTTCATCAAACTGAAATTCCCGCATTGCCCATAATGGTATTATTTTTGATATATCTTCCCTAAACAATAAAAATAATTCTAATGTAATTCTTTGACCATTTAATAAAAAATAGACGGGGCTAATAATAAATTCCCCGTCTTTCTTTTTAATAACCCGCATCCCAACCATTTTATTTATAAAATTTCTGCAAGGGCGATTGCCAATATTTAAAATATTTTGTATATCTGCTATGGAGCACGGAACGCATCCTGCATCCACACGCTTACTAATGATGTTCCCCGCTGCCATATATTTTGATAGTCTAACCATTTTCCCTATATCTGAATCTGTCATGCCTTCCGGGAAAGAAATCGCAGAAAGAAACCGTGCCCCCCGTTTATGTGACGGGAGCCTATACCCTTTATTATTCATGGAATCCGCAAATTCTATTTCCCTATGGCTGATTAACTCCCCTTTCTCTGATATCATTTCACGGATTTCCTTCAAGAAATCACCTCTTTTTTGTTAACTGTTATTTTGGTATTTTTTTATACCAAATTTAGGCGGTTTTGGTATTTTTTTATACCAAACAAAATCCCTATTATTGGCATTGTTAAGCCATTATATGGAAATTTCCAATGTATCGAGTAAGTATTACTACTTATTCGATTTTTATTTTCTTCTGGAAAACCCTTAAAATCGCTTACAAAAATGTGTTTTCTATTTTGCTTTTCCCTTTAAAATAAGTATGCTGGAACATATTAATTCTATCAATCGCACTATCATATGCTTCTTTCG